TGCAATTCCTTTTCTTATAGAGTTACCTCCAAAGCTATCTAAATTATCAACAATATTACAGGAATCTTTAGTGTATCCGTCTTCGTCTGCTACATAACCGTAATATCCGAAAATCATTCCACCATCACGCCCAATATCTATTTGGTTTGAGTTCCATTCAATGTGCAAGTTTTTAGCTTGTATGTAAGCCCCATTACTAGCTTCTAACGTACCGCTTACCAAGACATGATTTTCGTCTGTTAAAGTAAGTTGTGCATCTCCTGCAATTAAGTCAGAAAGGTTATAGCTTACTACAATAGTATCTCCATTACTAGGGTTTACATCTGTTGCTCTACCGTTTGAGCTTGGGTCGATAAACGGATTTATATTCCAAGCGTGAGCAATGGTAATATCTTGACCGCTAACTGCTGTAATCTCTCTATGTTGTAGCTTTGCACTACCACTATTAATTACTAATATTCTACCAACATCACTTGCATCAGGAATAAATCCCGAAACTGTAACCGTTGTACCACTAAAAGAACCTATAGTTCCAATCTTGTATGCTGTATTATAAACTGCCATATTTATCCTCTTGTTGTTATTAAATTAGTTAAATTAGTTCCATCAAAATCACTGTAAAAAGCATCTTGCGTTGAATTGTAAGGCTCAGGAACTAATCTATATCTTGTTACACCATCTAGTTCATAGTCGTAAACATCCCCGCTAACTATTGTGGTACTTAAAGTAGGTTCAACAGTCCAATTAGAAACTAAATAACTCCATGATAGTTCTATATCTTCTTTGTAAGCAACTATGCCATCCTTATCTTGCCATGTAGCTTTTCTTATATTTTCAGTAGAAAGATTATCTACGGTAAAAGATATGCCTTTTGTATTATCAGAATCATCTCTTATAACAAATTCATTGTCTAAAAGTAAACTATCTATACTATTTCTTAGCAACCATTCTACACCATTACTCCTATAAAATCCTGATTGCTTTCTATTAAAAAGATACCAAGAACCTGTACTTTCTACTACTTCAAAAGTACGCCCTACATACACCGAAGCATCGGGTAAGTCTGCAAATGTATCAACCGCAGGGTAACCACCTATACCTAAGTCTAATGAATCAACTGTTTCAAAAGCTAATTGAACGTTAGTGTCTAATTCTGTGAGGTTATTTTGAAACTTACTTGTGTCTAACTGTACGTTTGCCCCCTCTTCGGAGGCATTATCCTTTCCCGTGTTCTTCCTTAAAAAGCTTCTCAATGTCTCAACAGTGTAATTAACCTCACCCTCCTTATCATAAAAACCACCCACCTCAGAAAATCCTATTGAGGTGACAGAAACGTCATTGTGGCTTAATGAAAATGAGTCTACAGATTCACCATAAACACTGTCACCTTTAGAGAGTGCAGTTAATGCACCCCCATTTTCTATAATTATGTAATTTTCAGATAAATAAATCTTATTCATGTCATATTAGTTTATTTTTTATTATTTTAGTTTTTTAGTTTGGATTAATAAAACCTTTACCTTTAACCTTTCTTCTTCTTCTATTTAACCTTTTTGCTTGGTTTTTGTTATATGGAGTTACACTATTTATAGCATATCTCATAGCTGCTAAAGCATCAGGCTCGTGAGGTAATTTACCCTTATCATCCCTTGCCCAAGTCATATAGCCATCATATAATTGATTGTCCGTATTGATTGTACCACCAACTAAGACAATATCTTTGTTTTGTATTTTTTTAATACCTGACTCAACATTTCCTTTAGAAGCATTCCTAATTGCCCTAAATCCTGCATCTCTAATTTCAGTTACAAGTAACGGCATTGCACAATCTGCATAAATTATTGCGTTTTTAGGTACCCCCTTCTTAAGCATCATGTCCACAGTATCCCTAATTTTTTGAGTCTGAACTGAGAAAACTTCTTCAACGTAATAAATGCTATCAAAATATCTAACCTTAACACAACTTGTAAAATCACTTCCACCATATGAAAAATCCAATCCATACCAAGTTAAACAATTTTCATCAGGCTCATCAAAGAACTTCCATTCTCTCCAACCATCATAGATTTTACCATCCATTTCAAGTGTCCATTCTGCCAAAATTGTATTCTTGTAATACGTTGGTCTAGTTATCTTTAAGTCCTTGTATCTCTTTATTGTACCCTCATCTAAATTTTCAATGTTATCTAAATAAGTAGAGTGCATAAATGCTGTATCGTGAAATCTTTTTGGGTTAGGTTTTCCAAAAACAAACCATTCATCGTGAATCCATGACTGTATGGATGATGTTGGGTTATATACCAAAACAATTTTTAAAGGTTTACCCTTTATCCTTATCGACTCATCAATCTTTGAAAATTCATCAAATGATTCAATTTCCTCAGCCTCCTCAAAAATAACTGTTGTTACTCCTGATAAAGATTTTAATTTTGCCGATGAAGAACCACTACTTCGAATTCCTTTAAATCCAATGTAACCTCCTGTTCTCCTGTGAGTTAAAGAAGAGCCTCTTTTTTTAAACTCCCCTTCTTTTCCTAGCCATACGATAGCTGCTTCAACATCAGCCATCGTACTATCTTCAGATGTACTCATCACCTGCCTTAAATAAAGTATTCTGTGAACATGGTTGTCTAAATCACCTGCTGCTAACATTACTGAAAAACAAGCAGATACCCAAGACTTCCCCGACCCTCTTCCTCCGTAGAGGTTCCAATATCGTTTCTGACCTATCTCAGAAACAAATAAATCCTCAAAAACTTCGTTGAATACAATTTCTTTTGTTTGAGGAACTAAGCTTTTCACATCTTCATCAGAATATTCATCAAAATATTCCTCTAAACTCATAGTTAATCTTCTTTTTTTCTACCCTTAAATTTGATAGATATTCTTTTTGGTGCATCTCCTCCTTCACCGAAGTCTACTGATACATCATCATCATCCTTAGCATCTAGGTCAGAATCTAAATCTGATTTAAAGTTTTGAACGATAAATCTTGAAGCTTCATAGTTTCTAGGATGTTTTTTGTTGGAAACAATTTCAGCAATATTATCTGCTGCAATATCTGTTATACTTCTTCTTCTTACTGTCCACTTTGCCCTTAATTCAGGGAAAGCTTTAATAACTTCATTAAGTTCATAGAAGCTAATTTTAAGCTGCTTTTTCATTTCGCTCTTAAGTATAACTCCACTATCCAACATTTCCTCTATTTGATATTTTATTTTTTCATATTTTCTTTTTTTAGCTTCCTTTCTTGTCAGCTTTAAATGTTTTTTTGCCATAATTTTATTTTAAAAATTCATCACTAATCGAATCGACTAAATGAGAAAAAGTTTTCTTTAGAATCCTAAAAACTGATTCAAAAAAACTTAAAATTATTACAATCAATCTAGGAATAGCTAAAATAATCCATAAGATAATGGAAACTATCAATTTCCATATAGCTTTAATTACTTCCATATTTTATATTTTTAATTTGATGCTCTCCTTTCAACACCTCCAAAAACTCTTACCGATGGAGTCATTTTTGTTTCATCAAAAATATCATCATCACCATCCTCATTGTTAGCTAACTCTTCCAACTGTAAAAACTCAACAGCTTCTTGAAAGTATACTTCCGCTACTCCATGAGCATCTGCTGACTTTGATTTTGCACTATTGTTTTCCTGAGCTTCCTCTTCAACAGCATATCCACCATCTGTAAATACCCCCTGAAAATGCTTTAATAAGTTCGCATAGGTAAACCAACAGTAAGCAGGAATAACGAGCTCTAACAGCTCCTCATCAGCCTCATTTTGAGGGTTTATACACCTATCAACGTTCTCTTGTTTAATAACACGCTTTATGTCGATTGTTAAAGCCATGTTTGCTGCAGATTTAACCTTAGTTTCATCTATATCAGGCTGAATTGGCACATAGTCCAACATTGTTTCAACTATACTGTCAACCAATAAACTATTTTCTAATTTTGAATTAAACATTACTTCTCATCTTTTTTAGGTTTTTCAGGTGACTTTTCAGTTGGCTTTGCTGCACCTTGCTGTGCTGCAGTACCAAATACCGCTTCATCATCATCTAAAACTAGCTTTTCTAGTTTTATTTTCTTTGTTTTAAAAACCGAATTAGATAAAATTCTGTTTATTTCAGTTTCAATAGCTTCCCTACCACTCTCAGTTTGTGAGTTAAATACATAGTAAGCACTCTTTAAGTCAGGAGCCGAAAAACCAACTTTTTGGTCAGCACCTGCCAAGATAGGTGGTATCAAATATACACCATTAATAACCTTTTGGCATAACTCATAACCTTTTCTAACAGAATCTATAATAGCTCCTGCACCTGATGCACCTGAACCAATCTCTTCTAAAACTGTAGCTTTAATATCTTCAGGAGACATTCCTGATAAGGTAATTATCTTTCCTGTACCCCTAGCACCTTGCGCTTCCTCTAAGGCTATTTCCATAGCTTCTAAGTTAGGGTCAGTACTTTGTAAAGTTGTTTTTAAAATGTATGAACTGATAAATCCTGTTGACGATTCTTTTCTAGCCAAAATACTATTCTCAACATCTGCCAATACAAAATTTATTGGAGCCTGAAGTTTTGAAATTGGGTATGAAGAATGTCCTGCTTCAGAATGATAAAGTATTTGACCTTTGTAATTGTCAATACCTCCATCTGTATTTTTTATTTGTGTTTCTACTGTGTTTGGGTTAAACCTGTCAATCCATCTAATGTTACCTCTAGTAACCACATTAGAAACTGTTCTTTGTATATTTGAATTTCTACCAAAATTTTCATGGTACCCAATTTTTGAGGCGAATCCTAGCTCATCGAACTGATTAAATCTTAAATCAGATATCCTCATAGGATTTACGCTTACTATCTTTCCTGCTATATTATAATTACACTGAATGGCGAATGCATCAAACAATGCATAGTCATCTGCAACTATAGAAACCAACCTTTTTAGAGTTAGTCCTTGAGGATTGATAACTTCATCCTCCCCTTTAAATGAAGTACCTTTTAAAAATTTAGCCGTTCTTGCCACTGCAGGTTTTGCAGATGGACTCTGCTCAACCAAATTTTCTAATGTTTTTGGGAATGAATTTGTTTCCCCCCATCTCATTATTCCTAATGATGTGTCTTGTCTTGTAGTAACTTGGGTAAGTTCTACGTGTCTTTCTATTTTAAATCCCATAAAATGATTTCTTGTTAATTGTTCGTTCAACTAACAAGAAATCTTATTAGTCTATTTATTCCTCTCTTTTTCTAAGGAATTCTAAACAGTGTTGAAAGGTTTTAAACCTCCTGTTACGAACTTTCGTTCCATCAGACTTACTGAAATACTCTTTCTGAACAATGTATGTCGAAACGTTGTTCGCTTTAGCATACAAGTCGTAAATAGCATCTACGCTAATTTCACTAAAATGTCCTTGGTGTAAGTCTACTGCCAAATACCTTTTGTTAACTACTGCTTGTTTTGTTTTTGTGTTTTCCATCTTTGTTTTGTTTTTTGATGGTTTTGAGGCAATATCGCCAAATAAAAAACTCCACTCTATGTGGAGGTCGCATCTTTAGGCAATGCGAGTGATGACATTAAGTCTAAGCCAAGTCCTTTACCCTTTGGGTATTGACACTGTAAAATAATGGTAGAAAACTCCGCTAAAAGTTTTCTACCATTTTAGAAATATTTCTTGATGTTTCAATATACCTAACACCTACGTTTTTCACGGCAATGAAAAGTGTAGTTTTTCTGTAATTGTGTGCTACCTTCTTTTTGAAACAATATAGCAAATTTTGACCTTTTTTTAACAAAATCAAAAACGCTACTTTTATCATAGGTGTGGAGTAAAGAATAAACCCTTGATAATCAAGGGTTTACATATTGTCCATTTTAACTGAAAAACCAATCAGATTTTAACAGTTTTTCTATGTCAATTTCACCAAAATAAGGAATGCTAATTTCATCCAAATCTCTCAAATTTGACTTAGTCTCTTTAACCTGACTTCTTAACTCCAAATCTAATTTCTCCAAAGGTTTTCTTAGAACCATTTCTACAAATTCCTCTTTGGTTATTTTCAACATTAAGTCAACGTGATTTGGGTGACAACCAAATGAATCATGTATCCAATCTGAATCAACAATCCCACTCTCCATCATTCTGAAAGCAACTTTTCTTAAAAGTTCGGCATCTAAAGAATGAACATAGTTAGGGCTAATGGCAGATTTCATCTTCACTAAACTTAACTTATCACTAAAAACACGTTTCAGCAATACTGTTTTTCTACGTGCATTTGGCAACATAAGTGCAACCTGCTTTGGTTTTAATTCCTTCATTTTTGAATGATATACAAAAAATCCATCATCTGTAACCCACTTCACAGCAGCATTTCCCTTAGCTATAAGGTTGTTCATTTTTTGAATGTACCCCTCAAACGCTTTACCTCCATTCAGCACACCTGAAATTGAATCACCTACAACTTTTGAATACAATGCTGCATTCTTTTGCGTTATCCATTTTCTTTCAACACCGAGCTCTCGAAGCATATTCCAAATTATCTCAGCTCTTCCTCCTGCCGTACCACCGTAATTTGACACCATTACAGGAGTTTTACAGATTTTTCGACCATTCTCCTCCAAAAGTTTTTTAAAGACCTTCAGTGCCTCATATGGAGCCTTATCAGGCTCATTGCCTTTTGATATATCTTTTTTGATTTTCTCCCTCTCAGAATCAATCATTAAAATCGTAAGGTCTAAGGCTTTTGCAGCTACCAATAAATATGCATCCTGCCTATCTTGACCTCCATCAGGCTTTATGGTTGGTATTACGTTTGTAGCCTTACACCCTGCCAAATCACCTGTAATTGCAGATGTAAATTGACTACCACTGTTGCACGCATCAAGATGTACCCTACCCTTAAACTCAACACTTGGGTCTTCTAAAAACTTTTTCATCTCCAACTGATGTGCTAAAAATTGATAAGGCTCATCAGCATCCTTATAGTCCGCACCTATAAGTTCCTTACCTAAAGAAACCCTGTCCTCAAAATCCAATTTATCCTCACCATAAAGAGAAGCTAGGTAAGCCCAAGACCACTCAACTCCCTTTTTGGTCAAAACCTCGCCCCTAGAGTACTCTAACATCGCCTTCACAGCATCCGAACCTTGAGGTGATAGTCCAACACATATTGGGTAAATTCGACCCCTAAAATCGAAGCTATGAGGAAAGTAGATTTCCTTACCAATGTACTCCTCAGCAATAGATAATGCCAACTTTACAGCTCTATATTTTCCCATAGCTGACTCAAAGTCCCTTGCCTCAGCTCTATAAAGTTCAGCCTTATCACTAAAAACAGCCCTTTTTGCTTGTATTTTTTCAATCTCCTTTTCTGAAAGACCTATGGATGCAGGTTGCTTTAAGTTCAAATCCCAACGGCAACCATCATCTTCAGGGTATATAGACTTAATGAAATCTTCCTTTTTTGGCAAAGTAAGGTCTCTAGAAATAGCCTCCAAAACTTCAGGTACAACTCTCCAAGGTGTTGACTGTATGTAGTTTATGGTGTCAAAGACCCTCTGACTGTACTTTGAATAGTCAGCCTCTATACCACCTGTTCTCACCATGTCAAACTGAAAAGTAGCATAACCTCCAACTATTCCATCTTCAGGATTCCACTCCCAATCAATTGGTTTTGTTAAAATTGGTTCAGGAAAAAATGCTTTGTGAGCCTCTCTTGCTAACTTGTTTGATAAATACTCTCCCAAATTACACACATAGCTTATACTATAGTTCGGAACACCTTTCTTGAAATTTAGGGTTTTCTCAACCTCAAAGTGCACACTAAGGTCAACTACCACTTCAATAAACCTCCAAACTTGGTCTGAATTTAGCTCAGGCATAACTTTAGACTGTATGGTATTTATCCTTTTATGTCTAGTTTTAGTTTGCTTTCCTGATGTACTGCCCACAGAATCAATATGATACGGACTTACAAGTATTAGTAGTGATGAAGTTATCTTTTCTAAAAGAATATCGTCATCAGAAAAATACTCCTTAAGTTCTTTTCTATACAATTTTGCAGAACCTACTTCTATCCACTCTCTAACCTTATGTAGGATGTTTAAGGCTTCATTTAAAATTACTTGTTGTCCAATTTGTGTTTGGTGAATTTTTTTTTGCTTTCCTGTTTTTGAAAGGGTGTTTTTCCAAACACGATTTTCACCTTTTTTTTTCATTAAAAATTCATTTTCCATACTTCTAAATTCCTATTATAAATAAAACTTATACCTACTATAAATATATTCTATACTAATGCCCTTTTCTAATTACTATATAATATAACCTTTTCTTTTTTTTTCTATCATATATGTGGAGTAAAGGTGATGTTGCTGATAATCAGTTAATTAGCTAAAAAAAGACCGAAAAAATTAACTATCTGATTTTCAAGAGTTTAACTTTTCAAAAAATGGTGTTTTTTGACCCTTTTTGAAAATCTTTGATTTAAGAGCTTCAAACATACTTTAGGTACAACTTTTCCAAAAATACATTCAAAGCCCTCTATCGTGATAATAGCACCCTTAAAAGGCTATTCTGACAACTTATAAACCCTTACGAAAGGAACACTAACCGAA